TGCGACGGCATCAGCGGCAATCTTCAGCGACATTGAAACGCTCTACGAGAACTGAGGGAAACATCATGAAACTAGTTCCGAATGCCAGCAAGGCTTGGCGCTGGATGTCCATGCAGTTCATCGCCTTCGCTGCCCTGTGGGAATCGATCCCTTTGGAAGCCAAGGCCGTCCTGTCGCCCGATACCCAAAGCTGGATCACCTTGGGCCTGCTTGTCGCCGCCGGGTTGGGTCGCATGATCGATCAGGGGACGGCGAAATGATCTGGGACATGATCACCGGACTTCTGCCGAATATCTGGCCATATCTTTTGGCCGTTGGCGGCCTTGTCGTGGCGTTCCTGACCGGGCGCGCGGGCGGGGCGGCGAAGGTGAAGCGCAAGCAGGCCGAGGCCCGCGTTGAGACCATGAAAGATGCAAACGAGGTGCGTGATGCTGTGGATGCAAAAAGCGATGCTGCTGTGCGTGGCGATCTTGGCAAGTGGGTGCGTCCCGACTAGCGACTGCGATTGGGCCTTCCCCATCCGACCGACCGGGGAAGACGTGTCCGTCATCTCGAACGGGTTGGCGCGGGATATTCTGCGGCACAACGAGACGGGCGCGAAGATTTGCCGGTGGAAGCCATGAACACAGAAGCCTTCTGCCGAGCCTTCCGCTACCGCGCGGGCAAGATCGGCTTTCGAGAAGGAGGCGCGGCGGGTCATGCCGCCGCCCGTTCCAGCGCCCATCCGCCCCACTGATCAGCGGCGGCTTCCATCATCGGGACGCAACTCCGGCTACGCAGGCGGGCGCGCTCGGGGCCGGGCGACATGCGGTGCACCTTGGCCCATGCGCGGGCCTCGGCCGATCCGCGCGGCGGCGGTGTCAGGTCGCTGGTGCGCGCCAAGGGCGGCAGGCCCCGGAGCGAAGAAGTCTTTACGTCCCCCGCCGCCGCCTGTCTCGCGAACCTCCTCGTAATTCTCGGGATTGAGAACGATCTGAACTGGGCTTGCCATCGCTTAGCGCTCCTCGTCGACCTTAAGCGCCTTGCCGAGCTGGCGGCTGACTGTGGACTTGTCCTTGCCGGCGATCTCGCCAATGTCGGTCATGGAGAAGCCAAGCACGGGATCATCACGCATCGCGCGAAACAAGGTGCTCGGCTCTTCAAACAGCAATGCGCGGCGCTCGCTCTGCACGCGCGCAGCGTTGAGCGTCGCGAACTGACGCATTGTGCCGAGCAGGTCGGGACGCTCAGCTTCGCGGACCGTTGTTGCCTTCTTGTAAGTGCGCACGAGCGACTCGATCTCAGCACCAGTGGCCCCTTCAGTAAACCAGGCGATCAAGCGCAGATGACTTTCGGGTGCGGTGATCGGCGGCATGAAATTCGAGGCAATTGCCTTGCGCATCTCGAAGTCGGGCTTCGGAATCTCAAGCTGAACCTCGAACCGGCGCCAGACGGCGGGATCAAGCAGCTTGGGATGATTAGTGATCCCAATTGTGAACCCGACGTCGCGGCGCGAGTCTAGGTTCTGGAGTAGGGCGTTCACGACACGCTTGATTTCGCCGACCTCCTGCGGGTCGTCTCGCACCTTCGCGATCGCATCGAACTCGTCGAGCAGTAGGATGCAGCGATAGCGGTTGGCGAACGCGAAGAGATTCCCGATATTGCGTGCTGTGGTGCCAAGGAAAGATGAGACGAGACCGTCGAGCTTTACTAGGACGACGGGAAGGCCAAGCTCACGCGCAATCCAAAGCGCAAGCCGTGTCTTGCCTGTTCCAGGCGCGCCATAGATCAGGCAAGTCTTTGAAGGCGCGATGTCGATCTCGGACAATGCGTCGAAGTTCGTCCACTCCTCGATAATCGTACCAACGGCCTGTGTGACGGTCGCATTGAACAAAGGAGCACGCGAAGTAATTTCGGTCGGAAAAATGATCTCGGCCAATGGTGCTGCGGTCTCGCGATCAACGGGCGACGATGTGTTTACGCCGAGTGTTTCGCCGACGAGTTGGGCTCGCGACCGTTCTATGCGGCTAGGGGCCAACTCTTTAGCGCGCTCTGCAGCAGCCAAGATACCCGCGATCGAGGCAGCCTGCTTCTCGTCACCATCCTTCTCAAGCGCGACGAGTAGCCGCTCGATCTGTTTGCGGACAGCAGGGGATGGAACCGCCATCGCAGATCGGCACAGAGCCTGAATGATTGAGAAGTGGTCCAATTGCGCTCCCCACGGGTTCGATGCGTAAAATCCAGTGTTCGATGCAAGTAGCACGCACTGCGTTGCAAGACAAGGGGCTGCATTGCGATATTTGGCGATATCGTTGTAGAAGCTTGAGCTTTCGATGCTTTGCGGGTTCCATCTGCAAGTGTTTGCACCATCTCTCATTCTCCAGTCAGGTTGCCCAGCCCCGCGTGGTGAGGGGCTGGGGAAGGGGTTAGTCAGCAACGCGACGGGCTTGTTCCGAAAACGGGTCAAATTCGCGCTTGATCCGCATTTCATAAATCCCTGGTTCCAGATTGACCGGCGCGTGAGGCGTTGCCGCGTCCTGAAACAGCCGCGTCGGCTCCTTCACGATGGCGTAAAGGATGCGTGCGCCGGTCGGAACATCGACGCGCTCCATCACGTCGCAGTCGCCGCCCAGAATGTGATGGTGGCCAGTTTCTGAATGGCTGATGATCCAGCCCTTGCCGTTCTTTTCAGTGAACGGCTTCGTGGCGGTTTCCGGCAGTGCCGCAATGCGGTCGATGCGGACTTCCCCTTGGTTGGCGATAGATTGACGCATTGTCTTTCCTTTCTAGGTTCTGAGTGGGGGATGCTGATATTCCGACGCGGGCAGCGCATCGCGCCAAGCCTGCGCCGCAATGGCGGTTTCGATGGGCGCTCCGTCTATGTCCGAGACGCGCGGAACGCCTTCGCAGATCGTTCCGTTGCGCGGGCACTGGGCCATGAGGAACCGGCCCGGTTCTGGCAGTCCAGGAAGTGTCAATTCCACCAGCGCCCCGATGTCTGTTGCCGGGTCGCCGTCAATGATGCGCCGGTCAAGTTGGTCAGCGACCTTCGCCCAGCCGAGGATTTGACACCCGGCCATGCGCACTTCAACGTTGCGCTCAGCCAAGACTTCCGACGCCCTGAGGCTGGCTTTATCCTCAATCCAATGGGCCGGGACGCGGGTGCCGTGCCATGCGTGAACCGAAAAGCCGTCGCGGTAGTGGATTGCTGGCCCATCTTCGCAGTGAATGACGCCGCGCCCATCCAACTTGCAGACATCGTGCCGCTCGCTGGCAAAACAGACGTTTTCAAAGGGCAGTATCCACCCACAGGACTGGCACAATTCCCAAAGGCCACGCAGTTTGTCGGTCTGGTCGGTCAGCCCGCACTCGTCACGGAAAAAGCGGTAGAAGGCGAGCCATGCCGCCTCGTGTTGACCATAGACGCTGGCCCCGACGCTGTCCCTGACGCTGTCCCTGACGCTGTCCCTGACGCTGGCCCCGACGCTGGCCCCGACGCTGGCCCCGACGCTGGCCCCGACGCTGGCCCAGACGCTGTCCCTGACGCTGGCCCTGACGCTGGCCCCGACGCTGGCCCCGACGCTGGCCGGTAGTTGTTTCACCGCATCCCGCGTCAAGCACATGCCGAGAGGGCTATCACACCAGATGACGCGCGGCGGCTTCTTGCCCACAATCTCATACATCGTGGCAATCGCGACTTCCGCGCGGGGCCTGTCAGTGGGATCGATGCATGTTCCGTATCCGGTCCACTCCGCGACATAGGCCGGAAACTTGGCGATCTGCTCGGGTGTCAGGTGTTCGATACGGCCCATCAGCACCCCCCATCGTTCGGCGGCGTCACCGGATCATCGCCGTTGCAGTTGTCCGAGTGCCCCGCGATGGCTGCAACCAGTGCAGCGCCGATGATCAGAAGCACAATCGGGCTGACACGCCGCTCATGCGCGGGCGAGACTTCCGTGGTTTCATCCTCGATCACGAGGCCTCCGGCAAAGGTGGGGGTGGAAAGGGCGATGATCAGTGCGGTGGTGAGAAGTTTCATGGTGTGGTTTCCTTGGTTGGGGTTACAGGGTGAGTTCGCCAGCCAGCGCGTCGGCAACCTTTGCCAACAGCGTCTTGCTGTCGCCGTGGGTCGCGTAGAAGGCGCGCGGGCTGTAGTGGTAGGCTCCGGGGCCGTATTCCCGGCGGTGGTGGCGCGGACATAGGGGTAGGACGCGGAAGTCGTTCCGGGGCTTTTCTTCGTGGTGGGCTTCAACGGGCCGCGCGCCACAGACAAGACACCCCAGCTGCACAACCCGGCCCATGTGCGCCAAGCCCTCTTGGCGCTCCGGGCTGGCGAGATAGGCGGCGCGCTTTGCCGAGAGGCGGCGGATAGCCTTGCGGCGGGCCTTCTTGACGGACGGCTGCTTTTGGCCAAGGGGTTCGCGATGAAAGCTCATGCCGCATCCCCATACTTGCGCATTTCCGGGTCAGTCAGCCGAACGCCCATACCCGCGTATTCGGCATGAACCGCGTCCATCCACCGCGATATCTGCTTGACGTTCATCAGCCTTGACACGGGGTAGTCATGTGGGGGCAGCATCAGCGCCAGCTTCTCTTCGTAGGTGAAGCGGTCGCGGATCAGCCGATCCCACTGTTCCCGGAAATCGTCATTCTCGACGTGAAGCATTCCCACGCCGTGGTGCAGCTTGCAGTGAGCACGAACGTCAGCGGCGGCACGGTCGCCAAGCTGGTCCGCGACCTCGGCAAACCAGCGGAAGGCCAAGGCGTTCTGCTGCCCGGTGCGGTCTTCGCCTGCGGTGATGCGGATGGTCACGGGCAAGGCGCGGGCCTTCAAGAGCCGGGCCAAGCCGTCCACTTCGTCATGACTGCGAATGATGCGCGTGGTCATACCGGGTCCGCCACATCAAAGTGCTTGGCCCATACCCGACGAACCATTGCCTCATGCTCACGCCCCATTGAGGCGGTTGCGAAGGCAATGCAGCCATCAGCGTCCTTGCCTTGGGCGAAGGCGTTGCGCAGTTGATAGAGCGCAGCAGTTTCCATGCGGGCGGTGAAGGTTGCCATTTAGAAGGCTTCCTTTTCAGTCCAGACGCGAAGCCCATCAGCATTGGCGCGGGCCTTGTGTTCCTTGCGCGCCCAGTCATTGATGAAGTCGGTGATCGCATCGCGGTCGTTCTTGGCAATCCAGTTCAGCAGCGCCCTGTGGTCTGTCACCTCGTATTTCGTGACGGTGCGCAGGCCCTTCACGGTGTCCTTGCCAGCGGCCATTGCGGCTTGTTGAGCGGCTTCTGCTTCTTCCATCGCTGCAGCAGCGGCACGGGTAGCCTCGATGTTCCCAGCGTCGGCCAGACGTGCAGCCTCTTGTGCGGCGCGGGTCTTTTCCCAAGCCTCGGCTTCCGCCTTGCGAGCGGCCTCAGCCTTCTCTGCGGCCAGCTTGCGCTTGAAGTCGTCCAGCAGGGAAACGAGGCCCTTCGCCAGGCGGTCAAGGTCATCCTGGGTGGGCTTCCACCGGGCAACCTCAGTTTTCCACGCCTTGTGCAACGGCTCGGTCGAAGCGTCGCGGGCGGCATCAACTGCCTTCCGCGCGGCCTTGACGCCCTTCAGGAGAACATCAGCGGCCTTCATCTGGCCTTCGGTTTCAACCTTCTGGCCGTCAAGCCAGGACTCAGCTTCGCTGATCACGTCGCCGAATGGTGCGAGGGCTTCATCAATCGGGTCGGGTGGATTGTTGTGGCCAATTACGGCAGGGGCGTTCATGCGCGCTACTCCTAGTATGGGATTTCGTCGGAAAGGGTGGACAGGGCCGCCTTGCGGTCGTCCTTGGCCTTGATGACCTTGGCCTCACCTTGAATGTTCCGGGGAAGGTCGCGCCATATCGCGGACAACTGGTCAAGGCTTCCCGCATTGGTCAGGCTTTCGCAGGCAACATCAGCAGGGCTGGCGACGATGGGGGCATCATCTTCCCCATGCAGGTCGCCCTTGTGCCAAAGGTCGAGAGCCGCGCCGAAACGCATCGCCGCGTTGCGAAGGGCGTCTCCGATGACTTCCTTTATTGCGTCGCCACCTTGCTTGCCGTCTGCGTGGCCATAACCCAAGCGAGACACACCACAGACAGTCAGTTTGATCCACAGCCCGCCGTTCTGATCCAAGGCCGGTGCGCCATTCTGTGCCAGCGCCATAGGCTCCCAGTTCCAGCCGGGGTCGCAATCCAGCAGTCGGTCCGTCAGGGCCGCATGACCTACATAGTCCAGGTGCACCACGTCTGGGTGATGCCATGCGCCGCACATCTGGCAGCGGACACCCTTCTTGAAGTCGGACTTCACAGCATCGGTCTGCGCTTTGGTCGGCTTTGGCAGCTTTGAAATCTGATTTGCCGGGAAGGGCGAGCGGAGAAGCGCAAGGCCTTCGGGCTTGACTTTGGTCATGTCGTTCATTTGTTCCACTCTGATGTCGGGACGCCCAGACAAATGCGCGCGTAGGTGCGAGCGGCTTGGGTCCGCCAAGCCCAGTCAGCAGAGCCGGGCGCAAAGGCGCGGCGTTCGGTCAGCATCTGGCGAAAAAGCTGGCGGGCCATCACACCACCCACCCAAACGCCACCGCCACCAGCGCGGCCAAGACCACACCCCGCGCCACCGCCAGCATTTCGGGCCGATAGCGCATGGCGATCTGGGCGGGCGTTTCCGGGCGCGGGCAGTTGCGGGCGATGAACTCCTTGCGGTTCAGCGTCTGGATCATCGCGTCGGCATTGAGCCAGTCCATGCCGCGCTCGTCCGGGTCGTCGCTCTGTTGCAGCGTGACGCAGAACGCGCGCAGTTCGTCGTTGCTGTAGAAGCTGGGGCTGCGCAGTGCGGCACGGGCATCCCGAAGCTTCCCGGCGGCTTCCACGCGGATGTTCTCGGCGCGGTCACGGGCGGTGATGCGATCACAGGCGGCGGCGATGTTGGGAAGGTAGGCGACGGCGGCGGTCATGCTGCTTTCTCCTGTCTGACGGGCATTGCGCACTTCACTTCGTCCATGGCCAATCGGTAACCAGCGACGCAAGACGCGCTGATGTCTGGATCGGCCTCGATACGGGCCAAGATGCGATCCATGAGGGCGACCAGTTCGGTGCGGTTGATGAGGTCGCTCATTCCGCAGCCTCCATCCGGCGCTCAGGTGCCCACCGCTCCGGCACATACGCCGCCTCAATGCGGGCGACTTCGGTGGCCCCGAGCCAGTCGCACATCGCCTCGCGGTTCAGCTTGTGCTTGCCGAGAGAGACGGTTTCCAGCGTCAGGCTGGGAAGGTCGCCGTCATGCGATACCCGCGTTGAGAAGATGGCCGGGGCCGTGATGCAGCCGGTGCCGTCGTCAATGTCGATGTCGGTCTGGAAGTCGTGGTCGTACATGGCGTCTCTCCCTTACTCGGCCAACATAATGCGAAGCTGTTTCTCTTGGGCTGCCCTTGTGGCTGCCCCTGCGTCCGCTGCGGCCCATGCGGCCCGTGCGGCGGCCCGTGCGGCCCGTGCGGCGGTCCCTGCGGCGGTCCCTGCGGCGGCCCGTGCGGCGGCCCATGCGGCGGCCCCTGCGGCGACCCGTGCGGCGGCCTCTGCGGCGGCCCATGCGGCGGCCCCTGCGGCGGCCCGCTGTTCTTCCGTAGCATCGTCATCGCGGGCAACCGCAATGGCCTGCCGGGGTCGCATATCTTCGGGGCGTTCGGCTTCAAACAGATGTAGCACTTGCTCCGCGCACCACGCCCCGAAGTGACGGGCCAGCCTGTCGTCCGGCATGGCTTTGGAAAGAACCCAAAGAGCATCGTCCAGCCCTTTGCTGTCGAGAACAGTCAGCAGAGGCAGCGACTCGTCGTCAGCGGCGGTCTTGCCAAGATGGCCGAGAAGCTTGCGCCAACCACCTTCGCATGGATGCGCTGCCCGGATGGCGGCAAGGGTGGTGGTGGAAGCGTAGGCGGCGCTGATGGGGGCGATCAGGGTCATGGCGATCACGCCCCGAACATGGCGGCATAGCGCGCCTTGATTTCAGCGAACGCCTTGGCCGGGATGAACGACAGGCCGCGCCGTGCCTCATAGGCGGGGCAACGGAGGGCGGCGGTATACCAGTCGCGGTGGCCGACACACTCGGCAATGAAGTCTCTCAAGGAAGGTGCGTTGGTCATCTGTGTCGTCTCCATGCCATGTGGCTATGGGTAGAGAGTACACGGTGCGGCGGGGTTTGCAAGGCTAAACTTGCGTGACACGCAAAAAAGTATGGGCTTGACGCAAATGGGTCGTCGTGTAAGATGGGCGCATGGAAAAATCAGCCCGCACCCAGGTTTCCGAGTGGCTCAAGCAAAACCGCTACACACAGCGGGACTTCGCCGCCATCATCGGAATAGATGAAACCCATATGAGCCGCATCCTGAGCGACACGACAAAGGCAAAACCTGGCCGGATTCTGCGCAAGATGCTGGCGACGACCACGGGTTTGCCTGTAGCAGATGAAGGATCTTGGCTATGACCCCCGCCCTTGCCCACACCGCGCTTTCCTTCCTTGCCGTCTGCATAGGCGTTGGCCTGTGCCTGCTCATCTTCACTGGCCTTGCCGCGATGGGACATTTCTGGCGCATGAACGCCCGCCCGGATGATGAGGGCATTCCGCCCCGGCCTTGGCTCTACAGGGGAGATGGGGAATGAGCAAGCCGCCGGAAAGGCTGAACATCAGCAAGGCACTTGGTGGCCAATGGGTTGCCTTCGATGGCAACCACGGGTGGGACTTCATCCGCCCCACCATTCTTCCGGCCCGCGTGTCCCTGCCGCCGTTCTGGCGCGGGGTGTGCTGCGGCTTGGCTGTGTTCGGGATTCTCGACTTCGTGGGGGTGCTATGACCCCCGCCCGCAAAGCCGCGCTGCAATGGTTCCATGATCGGGGCGAGACAGGCCTACGTGGTGAAACGGGCCAGCCGTCCTCCCGCATGATCAATATGCTGGTGGATGACATGTGTCTTAATCGTTTCCGCCCGCATTATGGCAGAGGTTCGCCGGTCTACAGCCTCACCGACAAGGGCCGCCGCGCGCTTCACGGTGACGCAGCATGACCCACACACCCACTGCCCAGCCGCGTGTCCCCCCTGGAGCGGCCAACCCCCTAGGCCTTCGGGCTTGGGGCTTTCATTCGCCGCACAACGCGGCTGATCCGAAACCCGACGGTATCGGGTGCCCCAGCGGCCCAACGGCGTTGGCTTCTGTCGATGCGAGGCGGCCTGCCTTGCAGCGCGCGGCAAGCGCATCCGGGACGCCCTTTGTGACGGACTGCCTGTCCAGTGCCACGGTGCGGCGTTGTACCCGTGCCGTGGCGGAGCGGGGTGTAAGATGAGCATCCCAGACTTCACATTCCGCAACCCGCAGCCCGCGCTGACCCGCGCCGAGATAGCCGCGAACGTGGCCGCGCTTCCTATGCCAGACGGCTGGACGCTGCAGGATGACGTGGCGTTGATGGAAGGGCTGTTTCGGCTCGTGGGCCTTCTGCGAATTGCCAACGATATAGGCAAGCCGTTCGACGCGGTGCAGAGCAGGTTCCTGCAAATTCGCGGTGCCGCGTCCTGCGGGCCTATTCCGTTCGGGTTGGACGCCCAGAAGCACCTGCTTGGCATCGTGCGGGAACGGGCCGGAACATGACAATCGAACGCGAACGCGAACTTCTGCGGCATGTGCCCACCCTTCGCTGCAAGGGGCAGATTGAGGGCTTTCGGGCGCAATTGCAAGCACAAGGCGAGACGGTGACGGGCGCGTTGATGGCGGCGTTGGTTGAACGCGAGAGGGCCTGTCGGTGACCCGCTGCCCCATAACCGCCCTAGCCATCAAACGTGAATGCCTTCTATCCGAGGCTCAGTCTCTACGCGATGCCAGAGACATGGAAGGCGCTGCGAAGGCAGAGGCGAAACTGCGGGCGGTGAACCGTGAAATTCTGATGCGAGGGAAACGGTGATAACCCTGACACTACCAATACCGCCGAGCGTGAACGGGCTTTGGGTCCGCACCAATGGCGGTGTGTTGAAGTCTGCCCAATATAACGCATGGCTGCAAGAGGCCGGGTGGCGCATCAACGAACAGCGCAAGGGCCAGAAATGGCTACCCGGCGGCATCTGGTATTGGACTGACAGTCGCCTTCCCCATTCGCACCTTGGCGAAAGCGACAACCGCGCAAAGGCTGTGCACGACCTGCTTCACGGCATGGGCGTCACCCCAGACGACAAGTGGCTCCTAGGCGGTACCTACATGCGCTGCCACAGCGTCGATCCTGGCACCATCGTTGTGTCCGCAAAGCCCGTTCCCGGCGGCCAAATGAACGACTGGGAGCAGATACGGCTCATAGCAGAACAGATGATAACCAGCGCCCCCAAAACCGTAGGTGCAGCACGATGACCCGCGCAACCCTTCCAAACGCCCGCAGCAATGTAACCAGAACCGTCCATTGGGATGGCCACGAGTTCACAGTCACCATCGGCTTGGACCCCGACACATGGCAGCCCGCCGAGGTCTTCTGCGACACCAAGAAGGGCGGCCAGATGCACGTCACCATCGCCGACGCCTGCGTCTGGGCCAGCATCGCCATGCAGAACGGCGTCACCCCGGCAGAACTGGCGAAGTCGCTGGGCGATGTTCCTGTGCCTGGTGCGCCCAAGGGAACGACAGGGCCAGCAAGCCCGCTCGGGGCCATTGTCGCGGCTATCATGGCCGAGGTGCGCCCATGACGTGCCCTTGCTGCGGTGCCACAACCATTGTTCCGGCGTGGGAATACGCACTGGACAAACTCAGCCCTATCGAGCGCCGAGCTGCAAGGCTGGTGGCCGCAATGCCGGGCCTGACACGTCGCGGGCTGGCTCATGAACTCTACAGCCAGAACCTGGACGGCGGCCCCGACGACGCAGAGAAGTGCATATCCGTCATTGTGAGCAGGGCCAACCGGAAGCTCGTGCCACTAGGCTTCGCGGTGCGGGCTATGGGATGGGACGGATACCGCGTCGTGAAGGTGGCCGCATGAACCGCCACGTCAAAGACCACCTTCCCACCTTCCGTACATGCAGCCACCCCGGCTGCACAATCCGCATGTCAAAGCGCCACAACACCTATGACGCGGGCCTGTGCAAGCACCACGGCGGAATCCGCAGAGGCAAGGCCACGGCGAGCGCGTTCGTGCCGCCACCCCCGGAGCCAGAGCGCCCCGGCGTTCGCGTCGTGGACGTGGTGCGGGCTGCCTACAGCGGCAGCGGATCGGAAGGTGGGGTTATGCGGGTGAGCCTCGCAAAAGAACCGTGGGACTTAGCTGTGGATAAGTCTGTTGACGGCGGAAAAGCCTTGCAGATCAACGCCAAGAAAGACAAATTGAACGGGCCGGAAGAGTGCTTCCAACACCCGACCGGCCCTGACCACGCGCGACCTGTCAGAGGAGATCGCACACATGGCTGACACCAGTCAGTATACCGATTCTGCGCAGCCTGAAAAGCCGGAACATCCACCCCTCACCGCAGAGCGAGTAAGGGCGGTTTTAAAGTATGACGCCGAGTCTGGAGCCTTTTCGTGGCTCTCAGGCAGAGGAATGTCGTCACCAGGACGGGCAGCGGGCAGCGTAAACGGGCGTGGCTATGTGGCGATTCAGGTTGATGGTCGCTGTTATCTCGCCCACAGGCTAGCGTGGCTGCACGTGCACTCAGCCTGGCCCAGCGGGGTAATAGACCATGTGAACGGGAAGACTGAAGACAACAGGTTAGAAAACCTGCGCGACACTTCGCTCTCGGAAAACCTGCGGAACCGCAAAAACGTAAAAGGCATGTCGCTTAAAGGCCGCAGCTGGAGAGTTTGGGCCGCTGGCAATTATGCCGGAAGTTCTGTGTGTTTTGGCCGGGCCGCAAAAATTCGCAAGGTTGCATACGAAAATCTGGGCTATGGGCCGCAGTCCTTTAGCACCTGGAAGCCTATTGGCGACCTTGCGCGCCGCCTTGTCGAAAAGGCGGTGGCCCGTGAATGAGATAACCCAACTTCGGCCCGACACCATGCCCCTGTCCGTCGAGGCAGAGCAGCAGGTGCTTGGCGAAATGCTTCTGACCAACTGCGAAGGCGCGGGATACAACGCCGCTCTTCGCGCGGGTGGTGCTGCGCTGTTCTTTGACCCGGTTCACCAGAGACTATTCGACGCCTGCCACAAGAAGGCCATGCAGGGCTTCCTCGTCTCGCCCGTGACCGTCGCGGACGTGACGCGGGATGACGCTGGGCTGAAGGAACTCGGCGGCGGGGCCTACCTTGTTCGCATGGCCGCAACGGTGATGGGCAGCGGGGCTTCCTACGTCGCCATGCTTGCCGACCTGAAGCGCAAGCGTGAACTCATCCAGTCGATGAACGAAGCACAGGCTGCCATAGCCCAGGGCGAGGATGCGGACGTGATAACCGCCCGCCTTGAAGCCTCGCTGATAAGTGCTGACCCGGTAGGGACTTCCCGCCCCGTGTCCCTTGCGCAGGCTCTATCCGGGGCAACGGACCTCATAGCGGCGGCGTATCAGGGCAATGACGTGGGCAGGCTGAGAAGCGGACTTGGCGCGATGGATAGCATCGTTCCCGGCTTCTACCCCGGCGAACTCATCCTCTTGGGCGGCAGGCCATCAATGGGCAAGTCTGCAGTGGCATCCTGCATCGCCACCAGAGCCGCAAAGAATGGCAAGGGCGTCTGCATCGCCAGCCTTGAAATGACGCCGGAAAGCATGGCGATGCGCATTGTCTCTGAAGCCACAGCCGACAACGGGAAGGGCATCAGCTATGCCGCCATGCGCAAGGGCGAAATTACCGAGGATCAGATGCGCGCCGTCATCCAGACGGTGAACGACACCAGCGCCCTGCCTATCGAGTTTCTGCCCCCATCCTATCGCGATATCGGGGCGATCTACGCCGGGGTAAAGCAGGTGCAGCGTCGCCTGAACGGCAACCTCGGCCTCGTCATTGTGGATTACCTCGGCCTCATCAAAGGCGAAGGAAAGAGCCGCTACGAGGAAATTACCAACATCAGCATCGCACTCAAGGGGCTGGCCTTGCAACTCAAGGTGCCAGTCCTGGCCCTGTCACAGCTTTCCAGAGCAGTTGAAAGCCGGGACGACAAGCGCCCCCAACTGTCAGACTTGCGCGAGTCCGGGCAGTTGGAACAGGACGCGGACACGGTGCTGTTCTGTTACCGGGACGAATACTACCTGGAACGGGATAAGCCTGACCCCAATGACATGGAACTCTATGCCAAGTGGCTGGAAGTCCGCGACCGCGCCAGAAACCGGCTTGAAGTCATCATCGCAAAGCAACGGCAGGGCGAGATTGGCACGGCCCACATGATGTTCAACCCCGCCCTGAACGTGATCTGGGATGAAGGCGCGAGGTTTGGCCGGTGAGCGTTCGCATAATGACAATGGTATGGGACGGCGGTCCGTCCGACCCGACCGACAGGTTCGTCCTGCTTGCGATGGCAGATATGGCCGATGATGACGGCAAGTGCTGGCCTTCTGTGGCGCGCATAGCGCAGCGATGCTGCATGTCTGAACGCAACGCACGGCGGATTATTCGCAAGCTGGAATTAGCCGGATGGGTGCTGACACAAGTGCAACCGGGGCGCAACCAGACCAACCGGTATCAGATCACAAAACCGGACATAGCTGTGTCCGCCGAACCGTCAAGAACCGTAAAGAACCATCAGACTGATGCGCGAGTGCAGCGGTTTGACGAATTTTGGGAAGCCTA